TCTTCTGTAGTTTCACATTTAAATGGTTCATCTGTAAATCTCATCAATGCTGCAGATGATAATTTGATTGAACAAACAGATGATTTTGGGTTTGACGAATATCGTTTTGATTATGGTGATGGTAAAATTTATAGTCCATCTAAAGGTATTGATGTATGAATAACAAATTTGACGATATAAATCAAGCATTGGATATAGAAGCAACTTCTATAGAAAAAGAAATTGTAAAAAGATCTCCATCAAAATTATCTAGACCAACAGATAAGAATGATTTAGATGCTGATTATGAATATGCAAGAGGGCATTATTATGCCTTATTGGAAAAAGGCCAGGAAGCAATTGATAGTATATTAGAATTAGCACAAAGTTCAGAAAAAGCAAGAGATTTTGAAGTCGCTCTTCAAGGAATTAAAAGTATGGCCGATGTGGTAGATAAACTTATGGAGTTACAGCAAAAAAATAAAAAAATAAGAGAAGAAGATAAATCTAATCCAAAGAATGTTACGAATGCACTTTTTATTGGTTCTACTGCAGAATTGCAAAAATTACTCAAGAAAGGAATCATAGATTCTAAATAGTTAGAAAGTTTTATATGAAAAATTTTAAAGAGTTTATAGATGAAACTAAAGTAATAAAATTAAAATCACATAAAACTGTAGATGAAATAGCAAAAAAACACAGACTTGATATTTCTTTTATACAAAATCAACTTGAGATGGGAATACCAATCGAGCACGAACATACTCGTGATAAAGTTTTAGCAACTGATATTGCTTTGCAGCATTTAAATGAAATTCCGGATTATTATACTCGTCTGAAAAAAATGGAGGCATCTGCAAAGAAAGAGCACAAAAAATTTAGAGATGTGGTAGAAGAAAAAGAGGAAAAAAGATATTGCAATCTCTGTAAAAAAGAAGAATCGCAAAAAGAATGTAAATATGGTCCTGTTATGTGGAATATAAACACGGGAGGATTGACACAAAATCAAATTAAATTTAATACTACTAGAATACATCCTGCAAATGAATCAGTGACCATTGAAGATGCAAATGGCAATACTTTTTTGGAAGTTATTGATTTAATTAAACCAGAAAAAATGAAAGGTGTTAGTGAAGAAACAAAATCTGGTGACTCATCTCTTCACGATTGGTTTTCAAAAAGCAAGTCAAGTGACGGAAAACCAGGATGGGTTCAGTTGGGGGGCAGATATGCAGGGAAACCTTGTGCCAAACAACCAGGACAAAATACTAAACCAAAATGTGGTTCATCAAAAATGGCTGCAAATATGTCCGATGAGGAAGAAGATGCAGCAGCAAGAAGAAAAAGAAAAGAAGACCCAAACCCAGAAAGAATCGGGAAAGCAAAAAACGTTGCAACCGAAGAATTTGTAAATGAAGATGCTTGTAAAGAAAAAGTAAAATCTCGTTATAAGATTTGGCCTTCTGCATATGCATCTGGAGCAGTTGTTAAATGCCGTAAAGTTGGTGCGGCAAACTGGGGAAATAAGACAGAAAAAAATAATGTCTCGGAAAACTATCTGAGGATACAGACTCGCGGAACAACTTATAGTATAGTTCTCAATTGGAGAGGTAAATATATTACAACTCAAATGTTCTTCCAACAATTTACTAGACCAACAAAATTAGAAGTAACAAGAGAAGTTAGAAAAGTTTATCCAAATGCGATTGTATTAGCATTCAATCCATCATTAAAAGATCCAACAAAACCATTATTATTTACAGGACAAACCAATGAACCCAGATAATATTGAACTTGACAATTTAAGTAAAATTTTTGAATATGAAAAAATATCAAGAGAATTAGAATCTTGCACTAATATTGATTTACTAAAAAATATTTGTAGGTGCTATGTGAAACTTTATTTAAAGCAACAAGAAACACTAACCTTACTGGATATGAAAGAATTTGAGGTAAAATAAGTATGAGTAGTGGTGATCAGTATCTAGGAAATCCTTTACTAAAAAAGGCGAATACGCCAATAGAGTTTACTAAGGATAATATTGAACAATACATAAAATGTAAAGAAGATCCTGTATATTTTGCAAGAAATTATATAAAAATTGTTTCTCTTGATCATGGTCTTGTGCCATTTGATATGTATAAGTTTCAAGAAAAACTTATCAGTAATTTCCATGATCATAGATTTAATATCTGCAAAATGCCAAGGCAGTCTGGAAAATCCACTACTGTAGTTTCCTATTTGCTCCATTACGCAATATTTAATGATAATGTCAATATTGCAATTCTTGCCAATAAAGCGTCTACTGCCAGAGATCTTCTTGGGAGACTTCAATTAGCATACGAAAATCTCCCCAAATGGATGCAGCAAGGCGTCTTGATATGGAACAAAGGTTCACTAGAACTTGAGAATGGTTCCAAAATTGTTGCTGCTTCTACTAGTGCATCTGCTGTTCGTGGTGGATCATATAATATTGTATTTTTGGACGAATTTGCGTTCGTTCCAAATAATGTTGCAGAAGAATTTTTTAGTTCAGTATATCCTGTTATATCATCTGGTAAATCCACCAAGATGATTATTGTTTCTACCCCTCACGGGATGAATCATTTTTATAAAATTTGGCACGATGCCGAAAGAAAAAAGAACGAATATATACCAACCGAAGTTAATTGGAGTGACGTTCCTGGTAGGGATGAGGAATGGAAGCGCCAAACAATAGCAAATACTAGCGACCAACAATTTGAAGTTGAATTTGAGTGTGAGTTTCTTGGTTCTGTTGGAACTTTAATCAGTGCATCAAAATTGAAAAACTTAGTTTATGACGATCCAATAGAAAGAAGTGGAGGATTGGATGTATATGAAGAACCACAAGAAGATCATACTTATATAATGACTGTGGATGTTTCAAGGGGATTAAATAATGATTACTCTGCTTTTGTTGTTTTTGATATAACTACGTTTCCATATAGAATAGTTTCAAAATATAGAAATAATGAAATTAAACCTATGCTTTTTCCAAATATTATTTTGGACGTAGCAAAAGCATATAATAAAGCATTTGTTTTGGCAGAAGTTAATGATATTGGAGAGCAAGTAACAAGTATTTTACATTTTGATTTAGAATATGATAATATTCTAATGTGTGCGATGAGAGGTAGAGCTGGACAATTGGTTGGACAAGGATTTTCTGGAAAGAAAACTCAATTGGGCGTCAAAATGTCCAAAACAGTAAAGAAAGTTGGTTGCTCTAATTTAAAAACGATTGTAGAAGATAATAAATTAATATTCAATGATTATGATATTATTAGTGAACTGACGACCTTTATCCAAAAAAATCAATCATTTGAAGCTGAAGAGGGATCAAATGATGACTTGGTAATGTGTTTAGTTATCTTTGCTTGGTTGGTTGTCCAGGATTATTTCAAGGAGATGACTGAAAATGATGTTCGTAAAAGAATATATGAAGACCAAATAGAACAAATATAACAATATATGTCTCCTGTTGGATTCATTACTGATGGTCTAAATAATGAAAATACTTTTGTTGATACTGAAGGAGATACTTGGAAAGTTATTGGTGGCAATCAAGTTCAAGGTGATGAAAATGGATGGCATCTTGATGAGTATGGGGATAGTTCATATATGTGGGAATATAGGTAAGTTTAGCAATTTATAAATACTTCTAGACAAAATGAAACTTCTTTAGAGGGAAAGACATGTCGCTAAACTTAGTATCTCCAGGGGTCAATATAAGAGAAGTTGACTTAACTATTGGGGGAATTACTGCATCAAATGAGCAGGTTGGCGCAATAGCAGGTCCATTTTCAAAAGGACCAGTCAATGTACCTATTTTAATTCAGAATGAGAATGATCTTCTCAATACATTTGGAAAACCACTTTCTACCGATTCTCAATACGAGTATTGGTTGAGTGCTTCTTCATACTTATCATATGGAGGAATTCTCAGAGTTCTTAGAACAGATGGAACTACATTAAATAATTCAAACGCTTCAACAGTTGGCAGTGGTTCAACTACTTTGAAAATTTCTTCATATGAAGATTATATCAATAGCTATTCAACAGCATCTTCTTGGTCCTATGCATCAAGAGATCCAGGAAGTTGGGCAAATAATTTAAAAGTATGTGTAATTGATGCTGCTGCAGATCAAAGAGTTGCAATTGGAACTTTTGGAATGTCAGTTGGGTATGGCATTACTGTTGGATTGAATACTTCATATGCTAATACAGATGGTACTGTTGGTTCATCTGTTGGTTATTTGAGAGGAATTATTACTAATGTTGGAAATCAATATGTTGATGTAAAAGTAACTGACAGATACGATAATGCTGCTGGAACCTCAAGTTTAGTTTCATATTCGCAAAATAGCATCAATTCTTTCCAATCTGGTGTTGGTGTAGCTTATATCAAAACATCTTCTGGAGTTTCAACTTCAATTGAAGTAAATAGATTCTATGGATCTATTGGTTCTGGTTCTACAATTATCCTACCACCTTCAATTTCAGTATCACTTCCTACTGTTGCTATTGGCAATTTAGTTCAAACAATATCTAATGGTATTGTAAATGAATCTACTATCGTAGGATTAAGTACAACTCTTGTGAATGGATCACTACAGACAACTATTGTAACCAATACTGCTTCTGTTGGTGTAGGGA